AACCGACATCATCGGTGGCTACGATGCGGCAACGGACAAGGAAACAGGCTTGGAACTCATTCGCCACATTTACCCTAAATTCAGCATGACACCTGGTCTGCTTTTGGCACCGGGTTGGAGTCACATCCCAGAAGTGGGTGTCGTACTCGGAGCAAAATGCGAGGAAATCAATGGTGTATTTACCTGCGAATGCATCCTCGATATCGACTGCACAGCAGACGGAGCGACCAAGTACACTGACTGCAACGAATGGAAGAATGAGAACGGATACACCAACAAACACGCAGCCTTAATGTGGCCGCAGGTTAAAATCGGTTCTAAGCAGTACGCATATTCTGCTATTTTCGGAGCACTCACAGCATACACCGATGCAAGCAACGATGACGTGCCGAACCTCTCCCCATCCAATAAACTTATTGGAATCACAGGAATGGTACTGGACGATGGAACAGAGGTAACCCTCGACCAGACACAGGCGAACCTCTTAAACGGACAGGGCATCATCACTGCAATTAACATGAACGGTTGGAGAACATGGGGCAACAACACAGCGTGCTACCCTGCGAACACCGACCCGAAAGACAGATGGTTCTGCTGCCGTAGATTTTTCTCATGGTGGGCAAACTCCTTCATTCTGACTTACTTCCAGAAGGTGGACGACCCAGGCAACTACAGATTGATTGAATCAATCGTGGACAGCGAGAACATCAGAGGAAACTCCTATGTATCACAGGGCAAATGTGCAGGTGCAAGAATTGAATTCAGCGAGGAAGAAAACCCAGTAACGGACATCCTCAATGGCAAAATCCAGTTTCACCAGTACCTCGCACCTTATGTTCCGGCAGAGGATATCCTCAATACATTGGAATTTGACCCGGATATGTTATCCGCAGCACTTAGTGGAGGTGAATAAGAATGGCAGCAGCACTTGGAATTCCAGGAATAATCAATAACTTCAACCTTTACAACAACGGAACTGCCCTTGTAGGTTTGACAGGGGAAATCACCCTCCCGGACTTCGAAGGAATGACTGAAACCTTAAACGGTCCCGGCATTCTCGGAGAAATTGAGGAAGTGATCATCGGACATTTTTCAAGCATGGAATTAGAAATCCCATTCCGAATCCTTGATGAGGATGCATTCAGATTAATGTCCCCTGCACAGGTCTTAAACCTTACACTCAGAGCGAGTGAGCAGTACACCGTCAAGAGCACTGGCAACATTGACTACAAGGGCATGAGAGTAGTTGTCCGTGGTCGCCAGAAGAAACTCACAGGCGGCACCGTGAAACAGGGTGGAGCAATGGATGCAGCCGTAACAGTGGAAATCACATACATCATGATTGAACTGGACGGAAAGAAACGCATCGAATTAGATAAGCTGAACAATGTCTACAAAGTAAACGATGTGGACTTATTGGCAAAAATCAGAAAGCAGTGCTAACAGGCACGGACAGGAGGAGCAAACATGAGCGATACAAAAAAGACAGCAGCAACAGAGGTTGCATCGGAAGTAGTGGCACTGGACGAAAACGGAGATGTAATCGAAGGGCAGTACGTGGTGGTATTTAACAAGCCTTACACATTCGAGGGAACTACCTACACCAAGGTAGACCTTAGTGGACTGGACAACTTGACAGCAGCAGACATGATTGCAGCAAACAAGGTTCTGGACAGAACAGGCTCGTTCACATTCCTGCCGGAAATGTCCCTCGAATATGCCTGCATCATTGCAGGCAAGGCGGCAAACTTACCTGTTGAATTCTTCAAGGGATTACACCCAAGAGAAGCAGTCAAGGTGAAGAACAGAGTGACCGCTTTTTTCTACGGAACGGACTAAGTCCACAAAACGGTAGCGACCTCCGAAAGCTGGCAATCCAACTATCAATGATGTTACGGACAGGGGTAGATTTTTTTCTATCCCTGCCTGTTTTTGAGTTGAGGGAGATAGCCGAGGAGGTGGCAGAGATTGGCAAGCAACAGCAAAGAGCAGGAACTGGCCATAAAAATAGCAGGTAAGGTCGAGAACTCATTCAAGCAGAGTATCGGAATGGGGGAGGACGGACTGAACCGACTAGCCAACGCAGCAAAGAAAGCGGCAGCAGTGGCGGCATCGGCATTCGCTGCCTTACAAATCGCAGAGTTTGCAGGCGACTGCGTAAACGCAGCCATGGAATACGAAAGTGCCATGGCAGACGTGGCGAAAGTTGTGGACGGTCTCAAAGACGAAAACGGTAACCTCACGGAATCTTACCACGAGATGAGCGATGCGATATTGGATATGTCGAAGAACATTCCAATGACAGCAGAGGAACTCTCGCAGATTATGGCCGCTGCCGGAACAGCCGGAATCGCAACCGAGGACTTGACGAGGTTCACGGAAGTGGCGGCGAAAATGGGTGTTGCATTTGACAGCACCGCAGAGCAAGCCGGGGAATGGATGGCGATATGGCGAACTGCTCTCGGACTCACGCAGGACGAAGTGGAAGTGCTTGGCGACCAGATAAACTACCTCGGAAACACATCGTCAGAGAATGCCCTCAAGCTATCACAGATTGTAACGGACATCGGTTCGCTTGCGAAAATCAGTGGTGTCAGTGCATCAGAACTGGCCGCCCTCGGAGCAGCCACGACAGGTATTGATGCCAACGTAGCAGCAACAGGTCTGAAAAATATGTTCGTAGCCATGGGGCAGGGAACACAGGCAACCAAAAAGCAACAGAAGATACTCGAAAAACTCGGGTACACTTCGACAGAGGTAGCAGAGAGAATGCAGGTGGATTCCAAGGGCATGATTTTAGACCTTCTGGAATCAATCAACCAGTTACCAAAGGCAGAACAGGAAGCGGCCATCAGTGGCTACTTCGGAAAAGAGTCCTTGGCGACAATCGCAGTCCTCGCAGGCAACCTCGACAATTTAAAAGACCAGTTCGAAAAGGTCGGAGATGCAGCCGCATACACAGGCAGTATGGAAGCAGAATATGCGACCAGAGCAGCAACATCAGCCAATAACGTGCAGTTACTTGAAAACAGGATGAATGCCCTAAAAATCCAATTAGGAACATACCTCCTGCCAGTGCTTAACACGGTACTGGGTGTCCTCTCAACAGGAATCGATGCACTAGCAATGTTGGCAGACAGTTCAGAGGGTGCATTCGACCAAGTCACAGTCGCAGTAGAAGCCGTAGCTAACGTGGTGGATGACTTCTTCCAAGGCATACTGGACGGAAAGAGCATCGTGGATGCACTGGGAACAGCACTGAAAACCAACCTTGGAGTAGGCATTCCTCCAGAGTTCACAAGAACACTGGAACAGGCACAAGGGGTACTGGAATACCTGGGCGAAACCGGAACAAATGCATTCAGCAACATCAAGCAGGTCATCGAGGAAAACTCGCCTGTTTTTGAAAGCATCATCCAGTTAGTGACCAACCTAAAGGACCGGCTCTTTGAAGCATTCGAGCACGCAAAGCCGACAATCACATTCATAGCAGAAACAGCACTCCCGGCAATCGTGGATGCACTACTGCTGATAGTTGGTGGAGCAGCAGACGTGCTGAACGCATTCGTGGAATGGGAGGGATTTTTACCAACCGTAACCACACTGGCGGCAGCAATCGCAGGATTTAAACTGTACAAAACCGTGACCGAGATAACCAAGGTCACAAAAGCAATGGCACTACTCACAGCAGCCAAGATAAAGGATAAGGCAGAAACCTTATACCTCAACGCACTCTGCGCAAAGGATGCCATCGTGAAAGCAGCGAGCACAGCAGCAACGTGGGCACAGACAGCAGCGACAACTGCATGGAACGTGGTCTGCGGGGCAGCGACAGTAGTCACCACAGCACTGGGTGCAGCATTTACATTCTTAACCAGTCCAATCGGTCTGGTGGTATTAGCAATCGCAGCAGTCATCGCAATCGGTGTTCTCCTTTACAAGAACTGGGATACCATCAAGGAAAAGGCAGCACAACTCGGAGCATGGGTCAGCGAAAAGTTCGGTGCATTAAAAGAAGCCGTAGGCGAAAAAGTCGAAGCCATGAAACAAGCAGTGTCCGAAAAGTGGAATGCGATAAAGCAGTCTGCTTCGGAAACGTGGAACAACGTGAAGGAAACAGCCGGAACGGTTCTGCAGGCAGCAAAGGACACGGTCGACCAGAAACTTGGCAACATGAAGGCGGCCTACGAACAGCACGGTGGTGGAATTAAGGGAGTAGCAGCCGCAGCAATAGAAGGTGTCAAAGGCTACTATACAGCCGGATACACATTCATCGACAATTTAACAGGTGGAAAACTGACAGCGATAAACGACAAAATCGGCACGAAGATGGCAGAAGCGAGAGCAAAGGTATCAGAAGTGCTAGAGAGCATCAAGTCTGCATTCAGTGAAAAACTGGAAGCAGCAAAGAGCATCGTGTCCGGGGCAATCGAAAAAATCAAGGGATTTTTCAACTTCTCTTGGTCATTGCCACATCTGAAACTTCCACACTTCTCAATCAGCGGATCATTCAGCCTTGACCCACCGAGTGTACCAAAATTCGGAATCGAATGGTACAAAGACGGTGGTATCATGATGAACCCAACAGCGTTCGGAATAAACCCTGCCACAGGAAACGCAATGGTCGGTGGAGAAGCGGGAGCAGAGGCAATCGTGCCACTCTCCCAGTTATGGGATAAGATGAGAAACATCATCAAGGGCATTATGTCAGAAGGAAACCAAGGTGGAGCAGTCGGAAATGTACTGTCAACACTGGCAGACAGGCTCAGTGCCATGGCACAGGGTGCAAGCCAGACTTCATTCGGAGCACTGGCAAGCAGACTCATGGGCGATCAGCCAGAGCCACAGCTTGCACCTGCAGGTGGAATGCCACCAATCCACTATGCACCAGTTTATAACTTTAATGGTGGCACACCTACCAAGGAGGACTTGGTAGAAGCAGAAAGAATGTCACAGGCAGAATTCAATGAAATGATGGAGCAGTGGCAGAAGGATAACGACAGGAAAAGGTTCTAAGGGAGGTAGACAGGATGGAACAATACACGACAGTGCAGGGCGACACATGGGATATCATCGCCAAGAAAGTCTACG